TAGCAAAAGGTCAATTTGACAGGACAAGATCCAAATCAACCGTTGAACTTCTGTTAAAGCAATCTCAAGCAAGACTTATTGCAGCACAATCAGAAGTAGCATCATTAACTACTCCAACTCAGCCGCCGGGCACCGGCCTTGGCGCTGGTACTGGTACTACTGGTGTCAGCAAAAGTGCTGCAGCGGCCGCTGCACGTGAAGCTGCTCAAGACTTGAAAGAAAAAAACAGACAGAATCGCGAGCTTCGGTCGCTCCAAATTCAAAACGACTTGCTTTATTACAAAGAAAAACAATACACAACAGATCTGCAAATTATTCAAGCCACCTCAGAAAATAATCAAAACGAAGTTGACCGCCTAGAGAAAGTTAAAATAGCTGATATTTTTGAGCAAAAAATCTTCAACATTGTACGCGAAAAGAATAAAGCACTTCAAGAAAGCGCTGACAACGAGGATCAAACAAACCGCGCATTACGCGATCAAGCAATCCAGCAAAAGAGCGCCAATGCCTTGCTGGAAGCAAGATTGGATGTTGTCGCGGCAATTGCCAAAGTTGATACAGAGGCTGACATTAGAAGAAAAGAGCAGAATCTTGAACTTGGTAGATTGACTGAAAATAGAGCAGCTGCTCTCGGAATTATTAGTAAAAAAGAATTTGAAGCTCTTGAGCTTGAAAGAGAAAAAGTAGATATTGCAAAACGATTTGGCTCTGCCAATCAAGATCTTATCAATGATTATATTGCGCTTATTGAAAAACAAGCAGAACTAAAAGATAGCATTACGTTTAACTTTGTGCAGCCCTTGAGACAGGCATACGAGGATTCACAGAATCTTGGCCAATCTCTAGGTAATACTGCCGTATCAGCAGTCAATGGCCTCAGTGATGCCTTTGTGAATTTTGCCGCAACAGGTAAGGCTTCCTTCAGTGAATTTGCAAGATCAGTGCTGCTTGACTTATCTAGGATCTTTGCTCGTTTTGCAATTCTTCAAGCCATTGGTTTTGTTCTACCAGGGTTGAATTTTGGTGGTGGTGGCGGAGGTGGTGGCCTTTCAAATCTAAACGCCCCAGCATCAATAAATAATCCGTTAGGCATTTTAAATGCCAAGGGCAACGTGTTTGCTGCCAACGGCATTGTGCCTTATGCAATGGGTGGAATTATTGATAAACCAACCATTTTCCCATTTGCTAAAGGCATTGGTCTCATGGGCGAGGCCGGTCCAGAAGCGATCATGCCCCTCAAGCGTGGCGCTGATGGCAAACTGGGTGTCGCTGGTGGTGGCACTACCAACGTGGTGGTGAATGTTGATGCCAAAGGTAGTAACGTACAGGGTGACAACACTCAAGGTGCTGCATTGGGTCGTGCTATTTCCACTGCAGTGCAGGCAGAATTGATCAAACAGAAACGTCCTGGAGGCTTGCTTGCATAATGGCTACCTTTACTTACGTTCCAAGTTTTGAAGCGACCGAGAGCAGCAAACCTCGTGTTCGTAGATTTCAAGCTGGAGATGGGTATGAGCAGCGGATCACATTTGGATTGAATACCGATCCAAAAGAATGGTCTCTGACTTTCACTAACCGCGACAATACGGAACGGGATGGCATTCTTGCATTTTTGGAAGCTCGCAATGCTGTCGAATCATTTGATTGGACTCCTCCGCGTGGTACTGCCGGCAAATATATTTGCGAAGAATGGCAAGTGAGCTTGCTGAATTACAACAACAATACAATCACTGCAACATTCCGCGAGGTATTTGAACCATGACGCTAACTGCATGGTCCGCTAGTTTTTCCTATTCTGTCGGGGATATTGCGGCCCCAACGGCTGGCACTGCAGCCGGACTTGCTTTTCGTTGTACCGTAGCCGGCACATCGGGCATTACAGAACCAAGCTGGAATAGTGGAATAAACAATACAACAGTAGATAATACTGTTACCTGGCTTGCAATTTCTTCCATGTCTGCCGAGTTACAACTTGTAGCTCCTACGGCAGTCATCGAACTTTTTGAATTACAATTAAATACAGCACAACATGGCGTCAATACTTTATACCGTTTCCATTCTGCAACAAATTTAAATTCTAATGGTGAAATTGTTTTCGGTGGCAATAATTTCATGCGAATACCTTTGGAAGCTGATGGTTTTGAATGGAGTGGTGGTGGCCAACTTCCAAGACCCAAGCTTAAAGTCAGCAATATCATGGGCACAATAACAGCTTTGTTACTTAGTCTTCCTAATGGACTAGAAGGGGCTAAATTTACACGTAGGCGTACACAGGCTCGTTATCTTGATGCAGTAAATTTTCCAGGTAGTGTTAGCCCATATACCCCCGATCCCTTAGCTGAATGGCCCAGAGAGGTATATTATATTGATCGACGATCAAATGAAAATCGTGAAATAGTTGAATTTGAATTGGCTTGTAGTTTTGATCTTGCTGGCGTCAGAGCGCCTAAGCGTCAATGCGTCAATCTTTGCCAATGGATTTATAGAAGCTCAGAATGTAGTTATACCGGTACTAATTACTTTGACGCCAATGACGTAGCGGTTGCAACTGCAGCAGAGGATGTATGTGGCAAACGACTTGATAGTTGCAAAATTAGATTTGGCGCAAATAATGACTTACCATTTGGCTCGTACCCCGGTATTGGAAGTTTCTTCGCATGACTTGGAAAATTACTGCTCTTGCTCATGCAAAAACTGAGGATCCACGTGAAGCATGTGGATTATTAGTTGTTGTCAAAGGCCGAAAAAAATACATCCCATGCCGTAATTTGGCGGATGGTAATGAACAATTTATTCTTGACCCAGAGGATTTTGCCAAAGCTGAAGACTTGGGTGAAGTGATTGGAGTTGTGCACTCGCATCCATCGACACCACCACAACCAAGCCAGGCTGATCTGGTTTCCATTGAAAAAAACGGCTTACAATGGTGGATCGTCAATCCTAAAACCGAGGCATGGGGCGGCCCGTTTGAGCCGTTTGGCTACAAGGCCCCATTGATTGGCCGCACCTGGGCGTGGGGAATTACGGACTGCTGGAGCTTGGCGCGGGAATACTACGCAGAGCAAGGCATCATGCTCCGGGACTGGGATCGACCTCGAACGCCTGACGAGTTTTTGTCTGCACCAATGTTTGAGGATTGCTGGAAGGCGACAGGTTTTAGGGAGTTGGCCGAAGAAGAAGAGCTGGAACCTGGCGATTTATTGTTGATGTCGATCAATGCCAACGGCTTGAATCACTGTGCTGTGTACCTTGGCGATCAAATGATTTTGCATCATTTACAAGGTCGCCTCAGCAGTGCCGACCTTTATGGCGGTTGGTGGTTATCCTGTACTGGGAGGAGGTTGCGCCATGCTTCGTAAGATCAAGCTCTACGGGAAGCTGGCCAAGTTCATCGGCAAGCGGGTGCTTCAAGCGGACGTGGCCACAGCAGCTGAGGCTGTGCGTTTTCTTGTGGCAAACTGGCCAGAGCTTGAAAAGCACATGGCGGATCAATATTACCGGGTCAGCGTTGGCACTTACGACTTGGCTGAAACCGAATTGCACGACCCAGCCGGACAACAAGAGATCAAAATCGTTCCGGTTATGGCAGGCGCTGGTGCTACTGGGAGGATTATTTTGGGCGTGCTTCTGGTTGCGGCTTCATTCTTTTTTCCCGCCGCCGCTGGCGCTACAGCTGCATTAAAAATTGGTGCGTCAACTTTTAATGCGTTTGGTGCAACTTTATTTGGCTTGGGTGCACAATTTGTTCTAGGCGGCGTAGCACAACTTTTTACTCCTGTTCCTACTACTCAATTGGGCCAAGATAAACAAGATGATCCACGTAAAAGCTACTCATTTAGTGGAGTGCAGAACGTTAGCCGAGCAGGCATACCAGTTCCAATAATTTTCGGCGAGGTGCTGGTTGGATCTATTGTTGTTTCAGCCGCTATCGACATTGATCAGATATGAAAAACATTAACCCCAACTTGTTAAAAGGCGCTGGCGGTTTTGGCGGCGGCAAAGGCGGCGGCGGCGGTAGCGGCACGCCCACGGAAGCGAAAGATAACCTTAATAGCACTGCCTATGCAAACATCATTGACCTTCTAAGTGAAGGTGAAATTGAAGGTTTTGCAACGCCATCACGTCTTGGTTATACACGTGGCAGCTCCACCTATAACACTGCGTTGCTTAAAGATATTTACTTCAATAATACGCCTATTCTTCGTCCTGGAGCTAGCGATACCTCTCCTCAAGCTTCCGACTACAACTATAAAGTCAGTTTAGTACAGCCCCGATATGGGACACAAACTCAAGATTATATTCCTGGATTTTCAAGTGCTGAAACCGAAATTGCCGTTGGAACTACAGTTGAAAAAGCCACGCCAATTACACGGACAATTACCGATGACGATACAAACGCAGTTCGCGTAACAATTACCGTTCCTGCTTTGCAGCAAATTAAAGATAACGGCGATATTGTTGGCGCAAAAATTGAGCTCGAAATTTCATTGCAATATAACGGCGGCGGTTTTACAGTTGCAAAAACAGATACAATTACTGGCAGAACTGGTGATCAATACCAGCGAGACTATGTAATTCCAATTAGCGGAGCTTTTCCTGTTGATGTTCGCGTCACTCGTGTAACAAATGACAGCACAAGCGCACGGCTTAGCGATGCATTCTCCTGGACAAGTTACACAGAAATTGTGTATGGAAAACTTCGATACCCCAACAGCGCATTAGTTGGGTTACGAGTTGATGCCGAACAATTTAACAATATCCCACAACGGTCCTACAAAGTTCGTGGCTTAAAAGTAGCAATCCCCTCCAACGCAACAGTTGATTCCACGAATGGCCGTCTGACCTATTCAGGCATCTGGAACGGTACGTTTGGCGCAGCACAATGGACTTCAGATCCTGCTTGGTGCCTCTGGGCATTGCTCACAAATAGTCGTTGGGGATTTGGCGATCAAATCGACACCACACAACTGGACCGCTGGGCCTTCTATTCCGCCAGTCAATATGCGAATGCACTGGTTCCTGATGGTTTTGGCGGCGAAGAACCACGCTTTAGCTG